CCGGCAGCGGTAATATAATCGTAAGAATCAGTCCACTGACGATAACGCGTGGGCAGATCCTTCCAAGAAAGACGAAGGACGATAGCCTTGCCACCTGCAGAAAGCAGAGACATAGTGTTCTGTGAAATAGTAGAGAAGTCGATCGTAATCTTATCCTCAGTATCGTCCTTATAGGTCAGCTGAGTCAGAGACTTGATATCAGCAACCTTAATTTCGTTTGACCACTTCACACGAGGAATATACTTCGTAGTGCCAGAAGCTTTGTCAAACTTGGTGAAGTACTCACCAGTAATAACGCCGATCTTGAAGGTATCGCAATCAGCGTCAAAAGCATGGATGTCCTGAATAGGAGTACCATCCTGCTTTGCGGGATCGCAGTTCATGAAGGCAAACTTACCAACAAGCTCCTTCACAGCTGCTTTAGAATCTACGCCCTCAAGTTCAGCAGACGTAGCAAGGCTTGCACCATTCTTATTCGATACAAGCACAGTATTTACGTATGTAATCATATTAAAAATAGTTTTTCTACTCCCCCTATACACAAAGGCTAGACCCAACTAGCTGGGGTTTCCACGTTAAACTTAATGTTATTCTTGAGTACTTACCTCTGTAACAATTGTCTTATAGCGCTCATCTTTTTTATTCTCTAAATACATTTGAGCAGCTATCTTAACGATCTCGTACAGTATTACATCTTCAAAATCCGTGTACTCTTCAAACGGATTATCGAGAGTTATTTCGTTTGGTTTCCTAAGGTAACCTAGCGTGTAGCTGTGAATCTTATAGTTCTTATCTGTAAGCAGTTCACAGCCGTTTGTATTTCGTATACGTAAGGGTCTTGCACGATGATATCTATAGTGGAAATCTGTGAGACTATTAGTCACCCTATACATGAAACTATCCTGCGTACATTCAAATACACAGGTGTTCATTTTGTGTCCGCCGTTACTGTCGGATATAACGACATCCTCATTAAGGGCAAATAAGAAGTCCTTTGGATATTCTATAATATATTGATCGTAGCTCGGTTCTGTACTAATCTTCTTGATACCTTTGTACGTTTCGCTCTTGAAAAGCTTAATTAAATCTACACGGCGTTTCTCATTTTGTTCATAAGAAGTCTTATGAATGAAGTCGCCATTGAACCGTTGTTTTACGAATTTAGCAACACCTTGATTCAACCAGAATAAAGAATCGTCAGTTGATGGTTTTTCTACAGCATTGTCGATCATATTGATCTCACGCTCAAAATTAGCAAGTAAATCTATATATCTCATTGTTCAACCTCCTATTCTTTATTTGCGCGTATAACTGGTCGTGTGCGCCTAGAATTCTCCAACGACACCGCATACTTATACGACATAATATACATCTATACAGCGCCTTCTACAAGCTCATCGAAGCATGAAAACGGGAGTTCACAATAGCTGTGAACAGCTCCTTCCCCAGTATCCTCATCGTCATAGTTCTATACATTGAATGCATACGGAGAACAATAATAAATCAGATCTAATCCTGTAACATTAGTATATCTATCATGGATCAACTTGATATATGGTCCACTAGTAGTACTTTCTAATATCACTAACGGATTCCTGAGTATACCATTCTAGTTGTAAAAAGCACCTACCACCTACTATGCATCATCTTGTTTAATAGATGCATTTGGTGTATATACAGCCTGCTTTAAATCTTTACTACCTTTGTAATTTCTATTGATTATACTATTACTGCGGATGTACATAAAGTAGTCATCGGGTATTTCGAATACAGTAGTCCATTCATCGCTGTCCGGACTCTTTGTATATACAGGTAACTGTTTATGCCTGATTAAAGTCTTAACTGTATCATTTAGTTTCTTAGACGCCCTTGTACCACGCTCTACTTGAGAATCGGCAAGGAACAAAGTCTTGATGTACTTTGTCTGGTATTCGCTAAGAAACGAATATATAGTATCTGTATCAAGCTTGTCTTTGATTTCTTCAAGCGGATACATAGTTCGAACTCTACGTTCAAACTCTATACCTAACTGTCTTGTCTGTTCTTGTGTCATGATTCAAGCGGTCTAGTTTGTACTTTAGTTGTTAGTCTTGGGGCTTCTACTACCTCCAAAGACATTATGATGGCTAAGTTAATTAACTCTTCAGCCATTGTATCGTTTAATTCAAAATCAGCATTTGTTGTATCACCTACAAACTTTGCCGGCTCCTTTATAAAGACGACATTGAGTTTCTTCGGGGCTGTTTTATATTTTACTGAATCAATTAGAACATGTATCTAATTATCTTCTATAAAGCATACAGGAATATCTATCCAAGGTAAGTTGATGGTTGTATTCATAAACTTTGCAGCATCTTCGTGTGATACTAACTTTACAAGCTACATACCATCTTTAAAGTATATAAAGCTTTGCACATAGTACATAAAGTTATCTGGAAGTATATATGCACAGTCATTTGAGCATACTGCCAGCTCTTGATTAGCTGTAGCATCTGCTCTATCAATCAACGGTCTCATATCTTCAACAGCCTTTGTATCTGCTTCAAATGTGGCCTGCCTTGGGTTATTGCCTGTTAGTTTTTGTGCTATCAATGCTAAATAAGCCTTATCTAGTATTGTAGCTATTTCATATTCTGTGAGCGACGGATATGACGAAGCATATTCTGCCTTGTCATATTCAATCTTGAATTTGGTTATAATATCTGAGTGCTTCATCATTCGTCGTTAATTATTACTTATTCTCTACCTGATTGATAATAGAGAGTTTCAGATCTTGGTTCTTTTTAGCATTAAGGTAAGCAATTGCATCCTCTTTACTATCTGCAATCATTTCAGAACCATAGTAGTATTGTGTACGATCCTTACGGAGCACACCTTTTGCGATAGCTTCTTCAATAAGGAATTCAGTTTCTTTATCTTTATTGTTTACCCATACTGTAAAGAATTTCTGCGGCTGCTTGTCTACCAAACTGAACAGTGTAGATTCTACAAGTTCGTTTGACAGGTTGTCAGACTTAACACCAAAGATTCTGAGACACTTACGCATTTGATCGAGTGTAAGCTTATCAAACTCTTTAATAGCATCTCTACGAAGCTTATTGATTCTGTTCTGCTCGATAGCTTCTGCCTGACGGTTGATCAGCAGATAATCTTTACCAGCATTAAGCTTGTCAAGAGAAGTTGCAACTCTCTTATGATTTGTTAAGAACTTGATGATCATCTCTTGACGAGGATAGGAATCATCTAATACAAGGCTTCTAGCTCCAATCTTTACAGAGAAGTTCTTCCAGAATTCACTCTCTTTTGCGAGATGTCCTTCTGGGTAACCCAAAGCCTTTTCAAATTTTCTTTCATCTTCAGGCGTAAGCCCGGTATAAATCGACCCAGACCTTGTGAAGTATGGTGCTATGTAGTCATAGCAGTTCTTATACTTCAGCAATCCTGCCCAGGGATTTTTCTTTCTAAGTTTTAATTCTACTATCATTGTTATTAGTTATTTATATAGTGGTTATGCACTAATTAGCGCGGAAAGTTCCTTTTTAGACATATTATGACTGCAAAACAAATGTAGGTTCCAACACAAACCAAGCTTCCGCATCGTCTGGCACCTCGTTAATTGAAATAGTGTCATCAAGCGTTACAGGTGTGTTGTCGTCAAACCTTAATAAATTGTACGGTACCCCAGAAGCAATATTATTTTTGTATGACGAGAAGGGAACATTGTTAGCTACAATATCATCAGCTGCAGCGTCATCAATATACAGAGCCTTGTTCCCTCCATTGCCTTCAACGATTAATTTACCTCTATAAGTAGCAGCTTTTATTGCCTTTTCCAAGATATTAGCGAAACCGACCCCGTCTCGCGACGGAGTTACTTCCTCTTTCCTATCTGTAGCCATGCCTTTAGACTGTTCATTATGATACCTCTGCTTAGCTCTAAGCTCATCTGCAGCAGCATTACCACTTTCACTATTAGGATTTTTATTACTAATCACAGCTTCGTGATTATGTATTTCAGAGCTTGTGCCCCCATTGCGCTGTGTGCGCATGAGGGCCTGCCACTCTTCAAAGTTCATACCTTTCATATAAACTTGTATTTTGTTTAGTTAATTACTCATTGGGAGTAACAGCCATGCTCTCAGTATCATCTGCATCGCAATACAGAATACCGCAAGACAGCGGGTTACGCAGCATGATACCTTCCTCACCAAGGAAGTGTACGCTGTAACCATCACGGCTGTTAGAACGCAGCGTGTTAATGCTGTTACCGTAACCACTGGGGATTACAGAACCACCTGTCGTCCACTGTACGAACTCACGACCCTTACGACAAACCTTAACAACGTTTGCCTGACCATCACGCATACCGAGGTCAACAAACAGGAATGTATAAGACATAAGGGGTTTACCAGTCAGCGGGTGAAGCTGACGGAAGAGCTCCATATTATCAAACAGAGCGCAACGCTTAACGGTGAGCTCAATACCATTAACCATCTTATAAGTTGTAAATTGACCACCGAGGGTGAGCTCCTGGCCAGAACCAGTGATAAACTTAGTATCAATCAGATTGAAGCTAGCAGCCTTCTCCTTCAGGATACGATCAAACTCTCTGATACCCATCTCACCAGTCAGAGCAATGAACTTACGCTCATTGGTACCAAGCAGGTTGTAGCAAAGATCGAAGAGATAATCCTCGAACAGCTCGGTTGTCAGAGTTGTGTAATAACGAATGTTAGCAGGAGCAATCTGCTCGAACAGACCAGCACTGATAGGTACGGGTCTTCCATTTGTACCTTTAAGGGTATAAGTACCATCAGCGTTACGGTTGCTGTGTGAGAACAGAAGGAACTTCTCCTCACGACGCTTCCACTCACGAAGAGCAAGCCAGTACTGATAGTCAGCCCAGAGATAGCTCTTCTTGCCAGTCTCAGGATCCTGCAAAGCAATAGCGAGAACGGTGCTATAAGCATCACCAGTGATATCGTAAGTCAGACGCAGCGTAGTAAGATTATTACGCATCTTAAACGGAGTCTGATAGTTGATGATATCTGCCTCATCGCTGTACTCCTCATAAGCAGAACCGATACGGCTAACCTGACGGCCAGGCATCAGATACTCACAGGGAATGTAAGAACCAGAGAAACCCTCTGCTACATATACTTCATAAACCCAAGTGCTACCATCCTGATAGGGAACACCGTTTACGCGAACCTGATAGTTTACATTGTCAAAGCTGAGCACGGCACCGGGACCGAACCACCTTTCCTCGAGGCCGAGGTAGATAGGAGTGTTGTTAACACCAGGAGTCAGACCATCAGCAATAGACTGCGGAGTAATCTCCTTACCGTTCCATTTAGCCCAGCGGATGTTAACAGCGTGCTCGCTATCAACCATCACAGACCATTCATATTCGCGATTTTCGATGATCATTGTACGACCAAGACCACCAGTAATAAGATCAATGGCAGTTGATACGCCATCGTCCTTTGTACCAAATACAAGCGAAAGGAGACCAGCAACTTCATGAGGGCGGGTCAGCATTGCATTGGCAATCATGTTTTCGTCAACCAGATCAGAGAAGCGTTTTCCTCTGTACAGCTGAAGATTATTTAAAAGTGAATTATTCATTTGTTAATTAAAGTTATTGTTGATCAATTAGAAGAACTTTGACGCAACGTCCAACAATTGATGTTTATTATCTTCGTTGGCATTGTATGTCGAATGATTTTTCGTTTGATGCCTTAACATATTTCTAAGTTTACTTGCAGCAGAGGTCTGACCATTACGCTTAGCTTCACCAAGGAGACTATCACCTTTCATAGTGAAATAGGCAGACTCAATCAAATTGTTGATCATGTTTGCATTGAAGTCCTTCTGGTATTGCGTGAGACCGTCTGCGTCAGTTCTTGTGATATAATCAAGCAGTCGTTTCCTGTCCTCCTTTGGAACAGCGATTCCTCTAATATTATCTAGAGAACCGATACTTGAGTTCAGATCAGTCATAAACTGACGAGCCTGTTCCTCTTGAGCGACTCTAATGCGTTCTTGCTGTTCAGCAGCTTGTGCAATGCGAGCCTCTTGAATTTGTTTCAATCTGGCTACAGCATCTTCAGCTTCTTCTACAAGCATGTCAGCATCCTCATATCTCTCAATTTTACGATTGATTTGTTCATCATTGAAACCCTGAAGTTTCATATAATCACGAACAACTGCTTTCTAATTAGATTCGTCCTCCATATCCATATTGTCGTATGTCAGTTGCTGTTGTGCAGCTTGATAGAAATCTTCAAACCTACCACCGTTCTTAACATAGTTGTCAAGCTGAGCAATGCGCTCGTCGGCATACGTTGGCGTGGAGTTCTATTCCACAACATCTCCAATAT